AGTATCCACTGCTTCTTTAGTCCAACCTGGATACCGATAAGAGACAACAAATTTATCACCCTTGTAGATATTAATAGCATATTCATCTGTGCTACTAATTCCCGGCACCGCTACCTTTTTAACTGTCTTGTATGATAACATAGCCATTCTCCTTTTGGGATAGTATTTATAATGTTTGTAGTTTGTTTTTAATGTACTGTTGTTTCAATAATGTTGAATAGGTGTAACTGCGATTTTTAATTGCTTCATAACGGTGAGTACTATTATATACTCCTAAAGAATATAATCCAGCATATTCTAAGTGATTTAGTATATCGATTTTACCTCTACAATATTCATATAATCGATTGGTTAAATCATTTGCTTTAGTACTATCAGTCCAATCACTTTGCCATGCATAAGATGCCATATTCTTATTACCATGATGAAAGTTTATAACATCAATAATCTTATAACCAAATTTCTCAGGATCTTTATCTAAGTCACTGTAAAAATCTGCACCAATAATGCCAGTTGGTCTAGTGATACTTAATGCACCAAACTGAAACGAACTTAGTAGTTTCTCATTGATAACTCTATCAACAGATTCAAAGATTGATTGTTCTGAATCTTTGTTAAGACCAACGATCATACCACCAACTGTGTAAGTGTCAGGACTGATATCTCTAATGTTCTTTAGTGTTTCATAATTGTTACCTAAGCCACTCTTTTTGCGAACTGCTTTGCTTGCTTCTGGATTGAAACTTTCAATGCCAAAGAACAAACTACGAAACTTAATTTTGCCTAATAGTTCTAGTTGTTGTTTTCTGCTAGTGATTAAGTCTAGTCTAGCATACGCTGTAATCTCAGGATGAAAGTCAAGACCTGACATTGCTTCTAAAACAATTTCTAGTTTTTCATCAGTCTCGTTTAACGTATCATCACTTGCAAAAAAGTTACTGATACCATACTTACTATGTGCCTCTTGCAAGTAGTTACGTAACTCCAATGGATCAGCGAGTTTAGTAATTTTTGCATTGCGCAATTCATAGTTGCAAAAAGTACAGTTAAACTTGCATCCAACACCAACTTCAAAACCTAAGATATCTTTATTAGATAAACAGTCATCATCTTTAGTAATGGGTACTACTGGATTGTCAATCTTTTCGTTAAAGTTATAATTGGCTAATACAAGTGGATCAGTTCGTTCAATGTAGGGTGTTAAATCTTTATTGTCTAACCATGCATCAAACATCTCCATGCTACGGCCTAAAAAGAAAACGTCAATCAAGTCACTTAATGATTCATCATAGTTACGTGAACCACCGTGAATGATTTTAATGTTAGGGTATTTTTCTAAGGCCCATTTAAGAACAGGCCTTAGGTTGTAAACATCGATAGCGTTGAAGGGAGTAGAGATAGCAATCACAGGATCAGTTTCACCTGCAAATACTTTCTTAACTACTTCCTTCAACTCCCCCTCAGACCAATGCGTGAACCAATCAATGATTGTTGCACTATGTCCCCTACTTTCAATTCTGCGTCGGAGTTCGAACGATCCCATACTACGAAAATGTAGATGGGGCCATGTACCGTTACTGTTCTCCGAGAGAATTAAAAACTTCATCAACCACGGTTCGTAATAACTTCGTCTACAAGACCATATGATAGTGCCTCTTGCGCAGACATAAAGTAGTCACGTTCCATGTCCTTAGCAAGGTCTTCGAATGACTTACCAGCACTGTTATGGTTGACATAGATTTCAGTCAATGACTTCTTCATTGCAAGAATTTCTTTAACTTGAATCTCCATGTCAGTTGCTTGACCACGTGCGCCACCAGAGGGTTGGTGAATCATGTGTCGTGCATGTGGAAGCATCTTGCGTTTGCCCTTACTACCTGCTTGTGCTAGTAGTGAACCCATTGAACATGCTTGACCCATGACAATAGTTGTAATGTCGGGTTTGACAAACTGCATAGTGTCATAGATAGCCATGCCAGCAGTTACACTACCACCTGGGCTATTGATGTAAAGATAGATATCTTTATTATCATCTTCACTTTCTAGATATAGAAGTTGTGCTACGATAAGATTTGCCATTTGGTCATGCACTTCGCCTTCAAGCAAAATAACACGATCCTTAAGTAGGCGAGAATAAATGTCGTATGAACGTTCACCGCGTGAGGTCTGTTCAAGGACGATTGGAACTAGGCTCATTAAATATCCTTTATGTGATTGTCTAGAGTTTAATAATACACTAACTCTGTTGAAAAAGCAAGAGTTAAGGTTAAACTAATTTGACCGTTTTGACAAATTGTCTTTTGGCAATTTCTAAATGTATGTTGTTTGGCCCACTAATTATATCAGCGAGTGGAATATGACCTGGACGATTATATGGATGCGATAATGGCAATCCTTGTTCGTCAAAAAAATCTTTATTCTTTTCGTAATAGTTCTTTAGTTTGAGTCTATTGTTTCGCCATGTGTTAGTTGATGTTCCAAAATATCTAACAACAAAGTCTGCTGTATAATGCCTAAATGGTTTAAATGCTTCTGGTGCAATATATTGGTCATCATCTATTGCCAAATCTTCAAGTGTTTTACCAATCTCTACATATAACAAGTATACGGTACCGTATTCGTAATGGTCAGTGAAATATTGATAATCCTCATCACGCAATTCAGTATGTCTATCCATACCAAACCATGTAACAATATGTCTTGGCATTACTTTTCTGATTGAGTTTTCTACAAACGATTCACATCGGTGAACTTCAATGTTGAGTTGTGCTAAAGCATGTTTAACATCAGAAGGTGCATTTACAAAAAACTCATGAGGTTGGTCTAATAAACCATGATATACTTCAAAAATGTGATGTAGATAGTTAAGTGTGTCCTGATCGATTGGATCACGTATTCTTCTAATGACTAGTGGTTGATAAGTGTCAATAACTTCGCAACAATGATTTATTGCTGATATTGCTTTTTGTTTTTCAGTTTCGTAATCATCAAATCCATAGAATCTATTTGGATCATCGATTGTATGATTATCAATGCACGTTGCAACTTTGCTGGCCCAACGCTGTGCGATACCAGTATTTCTAATCTTGTATTTTACAGTGATTGGTTCAAGTTGTTGATTTGGATCAATATATTCTATGTGCATTTCGTTGTACATAGAAATATATAGTCAAGTTTATACCTTGCGTAATTTTCTTCCAACGTCACCCATTTTTGACGCAGCCGTTGAAGCAATAGATTTAACTGCTTTAGTTGCTTTACCTGCAATTTCGGCAGATTTGTCTAGGAAATCTTTTTCGGTTGTTTCAGGACCAAAAGACTTAGTTGGCTTTTCAACTTCACCCTTTTCAGCCTTACTCTTACCACCGCCTGCTAGTGCAACCTTAGGCATCATTTCTGCTTCGGGTGCATAGAGATATACAGAATCGTTTTTGATTAAGCCTTCCATATCATCATAGTCGGTGAAGTATTGAATACGTTCTGTTGGAAGATCCATTAACAATAGGCCCTCAAAGCCAGATACTGCTTTGTAGTTTTCATAACCTGTGCGTAAATGTTCGTCAATGATATCTTGTGTATCACCCTTCATCAACATTTCTTTATATGCATTGTTGTTAACGCCATTGAAAACGCCATCAGCAATAATCTTTGCTACTTCGGGAAGTTTCTTTGGATCAATGTTAGGTCTATAAACAGTCACCCAGTTGTCAACACTTAAACGTGCAGGAACGTCAAATCCAGTAGCCTCTTCAATAGCCTGTTTGATAGCAGGCAAGTTCATATTAGATTTACGTGTGTTTAACCAACGTCCACCAGAACTTACTCTGGTCTTAACTTCAACGGGTTTGCCGTTAACAAGAATGTCACCGCCACCTACTTCACGACCACTCCACTTGATCTTTGGACTCATAATAGCAAGTGCTACTTCGCCTGGACCAACACCCTGTGAGGTCAAACGAACACTTAAATCTTTGAGTAATTCAGTGGGGAATCCTGCACCAACTAGTTCTTCGAATGTGTGATCACCGCCATCAACCATTGTGTTTGCATCAATTATGCCTTTTGGAAACTTCTCTAAGAATTCATTTTTTTGTTGAATACTTGCGTCACTTTTAATAATAGCATCAGTGATCTGAGTAATAAACTGTTTTGCGTCAGCATCAGTGCCGACGACCTTAGCAATACGCTCATCAATATTACCTGCTTGTAATACTTTAAGTACTTGGTTTAAAACACTTCCCTCTTCGGTGTCTTTTAAAAGACCCGCAATGGCTTTCTTAAGGGAACTAACGTCCCCTTCTTCTTTTTCTTCAATTAGTTTAATGATATCTAGTAAGTCACGCATAAGTCTATTTATGCATTTTAGCATTTAAAGAAGTTTTGATGCAAGAACCATTTGCGCATTCTATGATGACGTTTTAGAGAAATTCCTACTTCTGCTAACTTATCTCTGAATATAAAGAAACTTGGACCATGACTCATAATAGGTCCTAATCCACGTTTCATACGTTGCCTACTGTATACATCCCATTGATATTGATGACACATTTCATGTGCTAATGTATCAATAAGCCATTGCTTACAAAACCATTTATTTGATAGATGAATAATTACGTCGGAATGTTTCGAATGTAATGCCGGAGTAAAGTCTGTTGCCTCACATAGTCCCCAGTAGTCTTTGTCCCTAGTGTAAATAATAAACTTAGGTTCGGGAAGTTTATTGTCAAAAATAGTCTTGTTTAACAATCTGAATAGATGTTTGACTTCTTTCATGTCAGTTCTATACTTCTGTTTACGCTGGAATGCTAAACTTGGAAGTTCTAAATCCATGTATTTCTTTAGTTTTTTGGAACTCATATCGTCTCCGGTTATTCTATTTATTGTTACATTATTGCGCTAAATTATCATCTATTTAGGAAAAAAAGTTAGGGCAGTTTAGCCGATAAATATTATTTTAGGAGATCAAAATGTTAGACTTTTTAAAGCGAGTATTGGGTTTAGCCCCAAAGCAAGAACAGGCCCCAGCGCCTTATAAGGTAGAATTAACAACAAGTACGGAAACAGTACCTGTACCTGTACCCGTACCCGTTGTTGAGACTCCCGCAGTAATTGAAACTGTTAAGGCTGAAGTGACACCTGTAACGGCTAAAGTAGCGAGAAAACCAAGGGCACCGGCAGCGCCAAAGGCAGTTAAGCCAAAGGCACCAAAAAAGCCAAGAGCCCCAAAGATGACTGTAGTAAAATAACTTAAATGCAGGACATTGGGTTCGACGTTATAAGCGACCTTAATTTATCCCCCAACGATAGTTTTAATTGGGAAGGGAAAGCAACTAGTCTTTATTGCTTAGTTGCAGGGAATGTAAGTTCTGATTCCAGAACTATAGTACAAACTCTAGCCCATCTTGCAAGATTCTATCAGGGGGTATTTTATGTTCCTGGAATGCTTGAGTATCAAACAAACTTAAGTATTAATGAACGTACTGATGAAATTGAAGGATTTTTAAAGCCCGTACCAAATGTGGTTATACTACACCACAATGTAGTGATTATTGACGGGGTCGCCATAATAGGTGCAAATGGTTGGAATGACGCCGGAGGAACCTCTACAATGAGAGATATCACTTACACGGCCGCCAGATTTGAAGATATGGCTTATTTAAATAAGTCTATTGAAAAACTACAAAAGCACTTAGATGTTAAACGAATTGTTGTTGTATCTAATGCTGTGCCATCTAGTGATTTATATTTTAGGGAAACCCCCGAAATAGTAGAGAGCCAAATACCCTTATGTGCCTCTTTAGTTAGCGACACCGAACTTAAAGTTCGTCATTGGGTATTTGGCTCTTACGATAAAACTGCTGATACTTATATTGACGATATTAATTATGTCAACAATCCATACTTACATGTTAACCCGTACTGGGCTAAACGCATCACCGTATCAGTTTGATTCTGCTTCAACTTTAATTTGAAGCGGATATCCCTGCGCACGGGCTTCAAGTGTTACTTCAATGCCCTTCTGTTCTGCGATTTCATAAGGCAATACTGCAACAACTGCACTGCCCTTCTGATGAATATCTACAGTGATTGCCGATGCAGTATCTGGATTATAGTTGAAGTATTCTACTAAGGTTCCTACTACAAATTCCATACTTGTATGTTCATCGTTGATATAGATGATCTTAAAAAGAGGTGGCTCTTGTAAACTCACGTTAGGCTTAATTTTAGTTTTAGTATCTGCGTTTGCCATAATATTTTTAACCTTGTTGATAGAGTTAGTAGACGGCACCATACCGCCTACTAACAAACTATATTATATTATTTATTAAAAGAAATTGCAATCTTCTTGGGTTTCTTTTCTTCAGGAATCTTGCGCTCAAGTGACACAGTAAGAATACCGTTCGCCACTAGTGCATTAGTCACTTCAACATGGTCTGCTAAAGTAAATGTACGCACAAAGTTGCGGGCACTAATTCCGCGATGTAGATATTCGATTTCCTTTAAAAGATCATCAAGGTTCTGTGTCTGTTCACCCTTGATGGTAAGTTGATTAGATTCAACTTCAACAGTAATGTCTCCATCATGGAATCCTGCAACGGCTAGTTCAATGGAGAACTGGTCGTCTGTGTGCTTGATTACATTGTAAGGGGGATAGTTGTCCCTAGTTTGTGAAGTTACACGCTGTAGTTCGTCAAAGATATTGTCGAAACCTACTGTGAACTTATGAATTGACGGAATGTCAAGGGAACGAAGGGTTAGTTGATTTGTCATTTGTTTTCTCCTTTATTAAGCAAGATGACTTGTATTGTAGACCCGATAAATCAGCATCTACAATATTATTTATCATACACGATTGCGTAAAAAAAGAAAGTATTATGGGTACTTTTTATACAAGTGACTTAGGTTTGTTGACCAAATCAACATCAATTTTTAGATTAGTGATTCCTTGTTCCTGATATCGCTGGATATGAAACATATGTGGAAGTAATACACGCTCAACTTCAGTTTGCAATCCACGTGCACCTGTCTTTAAATCGATACAATTCTGTGCAAGTTTTTCGATTGCCTCTGTAGTAAATGTTAACTTGATTCCGTCGATATCAAACAAGTGCTGATATTGAGCAATAAAACTATTCTTTACTTTAGTTAAGACTTCAATCAACTGTTCAAGGGAAAGTTCTTCAAGTGTAATAGTAGTAGTGAAGCGTCCAATAAACTCAGGAATCATACCAAATCTAGTTAAATCGTCTGGTGTAACTTGTGACATACTTGCAGTGGCAGACTTTGATTTAACTTCTGCACCAAATCCAATGCTAGAACCTTGAGTTCTAGTCTTAATAACGTCTACCAAACCAACGAATGCACCACCCGCAATAAACAGGATGTTTTTAGTATCAATTTCAATCATATCACCCTGTGGATTCTTACGTCTGCCACCGGATGGGATACGACATTTAGTACCCTCAACCATTTTGAGTAATGCTTGCTGTACACCCTCACCGGATACGTCACGTGTGATGCTAGTGCTTTCACTCTTACGTGCAATCTTATCAATTTCATCAATGAAGACAATACCACGCTCTGCACGTTTGATATCTCCGTCAGCAAGATTAAGTAGCATCCCAATCATGCTTTCTACGTCTTCACCTACATAACCTGCTTCAGTTAATGATGTAGCGTCTGCGACCACAAAAGGTACATTTAAGTACTTTGCGACAGAACGAGCAAGTAACGTTTTACCCGATCCAGTTGGTCCAATTAACAATACGTTGCCCTTGTTAATTTCAAGGTCCTTAGGAGGATGATTAATACGTTTATAGTGGTTAGAAATGGCTACACTCAGTACGATTTTGGCATCATCTTGTCCAATAACAAGATTATCCAAATGATCTTTGATACTGTACGCATCGAAATTTTTAACTTCTTTGCGTTCAGGTTCTACAATAGTTTTATCATCAACGATAAGTTGATTGCACAAGTCAATACAGCCGCTACAAATAGCAACCTCATCGCTTACGATTAATTTTTTAACTTCATCTTTGTGATGACCACAAAACGAACAGTGATATAACTTTTTATCTGTCATGTAATTACTTATCTACGCTTAATTATGTCACAATCTTTATTGGCAACTATGGTAAGTTTAATGTATCTAATGCCGCTCAAATCAATTGAAGCGTCTTTTCCCAATTCAATTTTTACACTATGACGTTCTTTCTCATTGCCAAATATGGTAAGG